TACTACACTAGGAGTAACATTATAATTTGATTCATTGTAATATTTCTTATGTTGTTTAACACGTCTTTCTAATCTATTAGGATTTGTTATACCTAAATCTATATTTTGATTTCTTAATATGTTGTCATACATAGGTGAGTTATACCAACCTTTTACATACTCTGTAGCATTAGTAACATCTGGAGCTTGTTCAGTCTTATTATTATCTAAACCATCTAACTGTCCTCCGTTTCTTAATTTAGATTTTACTGTTTCTACTATAGGTTTACCTATATCATCTTTAGCCTCAATTACTTCAGCAGTTCCTGATATATAGTTACCAGCTTCTCTAATTCCTTTTTTAATAGGAGTTACTATTTTATTAGGTATTCCTGCATTAAACATTTTTGTAGCTAATTTAGTAGCCATATTTTTACTAGCTATAAAACTTTTAAGTCCAGGAACTAATCCAATTGCTGCTCCAGTTTTATCTCCTTGGTGCATGTCCATAGCAGAGCCTGCAACAGCCATTATTGGATTAAACATACCTGCTACATCAGTTGTAAATTTTACCCCTTTTCTAACTTCTTCTTTTGTAAGAGGTTGTACAGGCATTTTATCTATACTTTTTAAAGTTCCCTTATTTTTATTTAAATTACTTTTTTGTATTAAAGTTTGATTTGGAATTACAGGATTGCTTACTCTTGTATTATCTGAAATTTGAATTTCATTATATTTAAAACCTGTATGAAATTTATTAGCAACATTTTTATTTTTATATTTTTCTACTTGAGAATTTTTAACATTGGTTACAGTATTTTCTCTTTTATCCTTATTTTTTAAAGCAGTTTTATCTTTATCTTTTGAATAACTAGAAGATTTATTTATTTTTTTTTCTAAATTATCACCTTCAAGAAACTTAGCTCTTTGAATTAATGCTTGATTTGGAATTACAGCAGCCTTTACTTTTGTATTATCTTGTATTGGATTATCCTCATCTAATCCATCTAACCATCCACCTTTTCTAAACTCTTGTCTTCCAGTATTATTACCTTTATTAATATACCCACTTGGCTTACCTTGTATTTTTAATGCTTTGCTTCCTGTATATAAAGTTTTTGGGTCCTTATATACAGGCTTAGTTGTTGGTTCAGTATAATAAGGATATATATACGGCCCATTATTACTAATACTTATATCTAAAGAAGCTGGATTTGTTTTCTTTTTAAAGTTTTCATCATAGTCCCCACTATTAATAATATATCCTACACCTATAGAATCTTGTTTACTCGCACTAATTTTTTTATCAATAAAAGCTTGAGATGCTTTAGGAAATATTTTTTTTACTTCATTAATTTTATTAATAGATGGATCCACTGTTTCACCTACAGTCGGTATAACTTTACGATTAGTTTTATCTTTAATATGATACAATGGATTTACGCCCCAATTTTCACCCCAATCATATAAATATTTTTCAGGTTTAATTTCTGTATTAAGACTTCCTGGACTTATTTTTTCATTTTTTTTTAAATCTTTTTTCCAAGTAAAATAATTATTATAAGATTCATTATATTCTTTAAGTGTATCACCTATATTAAGTTTATTTACTTCATCAGTAAAAAAACTAAAATTTTGTTTAGCTAAAGCAGTACTATCTTCATATGCTTGATTAGCTTTATCAAATTCTAATTTATCTCTATATACTTTAGTTCTTTGTTTTTTATTTTTATCAGGCATATCTTAATGTATTGATTGTCTATAAAATGTTATAATTGGATGCAAAACTAATCTTTGGTTCTCTCTATTAGTAAAGCTTATTTCTGTTTGCAAATACATATCTCTTAATCTAGGTTTAGATAAAGTAGAATAAGTAGCATTAGTAATATCTCTTTGTATTTGTAATTTCCAATCTCTTTCTACTTTATTAATATTACTTTGCGGATACAAAGGTTGTAACAAAGTAGATTGATTCTCAGTTTTATGTTGTATTAAATCAATAGTAACTAGATTTTGTAATACTCCATTAGTATCATATACTTCAGTTTGATATTGTTGATTATCCCAAACTTTAGTTTGTAATGGATTTTCATTAGTTAAGAACTTTAATTTACTTGGGAAGTAATCATCATAAAACTCTCCATAGTTACCTTTATTATGCCAGTAACATTTATCATCTCCTAAACTACTAAACACTCTAGTATTTAATTTAAAGTATATTTTAGGTTTAAAACTATAGAAGCTTTCAAATGCTTGCATCTTTTCATTGTAACCTAATGTAAAACTATTCTCAGGATTAACTCTATCTAAGAATGTATAATATATTGTTTGATATTCTGTATCATATACACCGTGAACACCATTAAATAATTTATTAATGTTATTGTTAACACTTTGTAATTTACTAAATAAACCTGAGTTATCAGATATACATTCTAATCCAGATTTATTTTGGTAAGGATTAGAATCAGCTACTTGAAATATCTTTTTAAGACTATCATCATAATGATATATTGCCATATTAGTATTAATAACACTATACTGATGTGATGTACCAGTTTCCTTAGTAATGTAGTCATATCTTAATAATACTTTATTATTACTTAAAACTATACTACCATCAGCTCCTTGGACAGCACCTCTTTCATTACTACTAGCAATACCTATTCCATTAGTTTGATAAAAGAATATTTTATTCTTATTAACAACTAATTCTACAATAGGGCCTTGTGTACCTTCAACATCTAGATAATCTACAAATTGAAAATCTCTCCAACTATCAATTACTTCACCATCTATCTTAGGTTTAGAATGCCATATTCTATTAGTATATTGATCCACCTCATTAGCAAAAAACATACTAGGTGGAAAATACTTTTGAATATTATATTTTTGATGGAATACATCATTGTATTTAAATTCAGATAATAAAAACCTTTCATTTCTTAATACTAGATTAGCAGTATCAGGACCATCTTTTTGTACACGCTTTCTAAACCTATTATGAATTCCACCTCTAAGTAATGCTAAAGGAAGAACAGCTCCATATACCATTGTTCCTGCTATAACTCCCGCAACTTTAGCTGTTTTAGGTTTCTTTATAAAATTAAAAAACTTACTTTGATCAGGATTGCTAATGCTTTCAGTTTTAAAATCAGAATTTTCTTTTAAATCATCTGGAGATAAACTAACAATTGGATGATTACCTTCTCTTAAAGCAAAGTTAAAACTAGACTCACAAGGAAATATTTCATACATCCCTTTCTTACTTCTAATAGGATCTTGATAACCAAGAGGTCTTACTTGGTTGTAATAATAACAATAGTTAACTGCATCATACACTCCTAAATAAGTATCACCTAGATTAGCTTTAATACTAAATGATTTATTACCTAATCTAGTAATTAGTGAATAAAAACCACTTGCAGGTATATATTCATTATTAGCTCTACTACTGTATCCTACTCCTCCATATTGTGTAACACTTATAGGTCTACAATAAGTAACAGTATAATCTCCTCCATGATCTTTGTACCTAATAGCATCTTCAGATTGGAAATAAGGGGTATTTAATTGTTCTAAATAAGACTCCTCCTCATCATTTGAAAAATCAACTCCACGAGGTACTCCATTACCACCCCAAATAGGGTTAGTAACAATCATGTGTTTTTTATCTCCAATACCTAATGCTGTATGAGGTCTTAATATTTTTTTTAAGAAATCTGTATTTGGAACGTAATTATATGGAAATTCTGCATTTTCGAATCCCTTTTTTACAGCCTCAGTAACATCATCTATAATTAAACTAGCATTACTGATTATATCTCCTCTTTTATTAGTTTGAGGTATAGTTGATATATAACTATTAGATATTAAGTAATCTAGATTTCCTCCATTACTATTAGTACTACTTAATACATTATCAAATCCAGCGCCTAACAATTCACCAGGAATAAGTACTTTTTGATTTCTGATGTACATTCTTCTATCATCATTATCAGCTACTTGATTCCAAGGAATAGTACTCCCTTTGTACCATTTTCTTAAATAAGCTGAGCTATCTAATACATTGTATAATCCAACTGTAGAATCTCTATGTACTTGATATACAACTTTATTATCTTGCTCAAATATATTAATAGGTTTTAAATAATCTCCTTGTTTAAAAGTATATTTATTAAAATCAATAATAGGTGACAAAGTGTAACCTATTGCAGCTGAACCTGAAGGGCTGTTTATTTGTGAATAAGCTAAACCTCTTTGACCTAAACTATATACATTAGGATGTAATCCAGCTACTTTATGAGCTAATGTTTTTCTTAAATCTTCTTTAATAGACTCTCTAATTTTGTCAACAAGTTTAGGCGGTATTAATTTAAATAAATTACCTCCAGAAAATATCCCGTCTAAAAAACCTCCTTTATTATTAGTAGCCCCATCTAAAACACTATCTATAAAATCAGCTAAATCTTCAGAACTAGTTACACGTTGAGCAGCTGGATAAGGCATATAAAGAAGTTTTTTAACAATAGCTGCAGCTACAGTAGCCATTATTTTTTGCCTGATATTCTCTTTGATTTTAAATAAATCCATATCACCATCTATCTCATCAATATAGTTACCTACTTTATAGCAAATAACAGTTGCTAATATTGTTATAATAAAAGACCTACTATAACCATGATTTATATCTAATCTTTCAAAAGATTGTAAACCACCAGTAATAGCAGTTCCAAATCTAGTTTTATCATTTTCTTGTCTTTCAACATAAACCATTCTAAAACCTGTAATATCCTCAGCTAAATCTTGAGGTATAGTTACATCAAAATTTATATGAGTAGAATACATTAGTAGTTTACCATTATCTCCATGTCTTGATAATAAAGACATAGGATTGTTATACACCTCATTAAAATCAGGCATCTTAATATCTGCTACCCAATTAACATAAGAAGCTTGTCCTTTCTTATTATAGAAGGTAATACCAAATCTATATACTTCTCCACGCTGCCAAGATACTTGACAACTAGCTTTGTATGGAGATTTTAGTGAGCTAAAGCTACCATTGTTATTAGTTGTGTGATTAGGTGCAGAAGCTACTAAATTGTTATTATCTATGTCAGTTTGAATTAAAGGAGCTCTATTTATATTTATTTGATTAGTATCAACTATCATTTCAGTTGTACCAAAAGTATAACTAATATTTGGACCTATACCTCCTACAGTAACTCCATCTTGATGAAATTTATATTGTTGGGTATTAAACCAATCTATTGTAGTACCACTAGGATTTAAACCAAAGACCTTACCGCTTTCATCATTATAAGGGTTTATAACATCTAGTAAGTTGTTATTAGGGTAAGTAGTACTAAAAATATTAGTAGTGCCATCTAATTCATATGTAACAGCTTCACCTCCATTGTTAAATCTATAAGCTCTGTAATCTACATTAACTTTAAACATTTCATTTGTAGTATTAGCTGCAAATAAAATGTTGTCTTTAATTTCAATAGTTGAAGCTTTCTCAAATGGAGAATACATTATATTAAACTCTTCTGCTGTAAGAGTTGTAGTGTCACTATATAAATCAGTAAAACTTTCATTCTGATTAGTATATAATGATATTTCCTTATAAGGATATACAAATATTTCAGGTAAGTTAGGTTGACTATAGTGTATTAAAGCATACTGAATCATTTGATAATCCTTATCAATATGAGGTATGTAAAACTCAATACCTTTATTAGAATCAATAACATCTTTAGTATCTGTTTCAGCCATTACATCTGTGCTATATGCTACAGTATCAGCAATAGGATAGCCAAACTCACTATTGAATTCATCACCTTCAATAACATCTATTAAGTTACTACAAGTACTAAAGTTGGTTAAACAGCCATATTTGTTTAATAATCTATAAGCTAATTGGTATCTGCCTTCAGGCAATTCTCCTTTGATTAGTCTTTTAATAACAGGAGTATCTAAATTAACATAAGCTACTATATTTAAAGTTCTAACAGGTGTTTGCAATACTGATGACAATGAACCTATAGTATTAATAGATCTTACTGGATTTACACCACTATCAGTCCAATAAATCCTAGAAAAGTTTTGATTCTCATACTTTACAAGAGCTTTAATTCTTTCTACAGAACTAAAGTTTAAATCTCTATTGTACATCATATGACCATTAACGGTTAGTTCATAACCATTAATAGCACCTGATATATTATCAGTAGTTCCTAGGAAATTACATCTCCATATTTGGCCATAACCATTGTCATTAAGATTTCCAACAGCATTACTCTTTGTAAAGAAGAATAAGGTTTGTACACCATTACCATCAGTTACTGCTATACCTTCAAGAGCTTTAAGATTTTCTTGAGCAGGTATAACTTGAGGGTATTCTCCACCAAATTCATAAGTAGCACCTGGTATAATTTCAGGAAACTTAATTTGTAGTTTATTACCTTTTTTATTTTGTATTACAGCTGTACTTAAACCGCTATCAGTAAGTAAGGTAATATTTAGAGCATCTAAATAGTTCCCTTCTTTATAAACAGTTTTAGCTAGATCTTGGTTAATCCCTTTACTAAAGGAGTTAATACTAGCACCAGTTGATTGTATGTTTTGACGACCTTGTTGATTTTCTTCTGCCATTAGAATCTATAGTTTTTCATACCAAAGTTAATATATTGAGATTGTCCAACACCTTCAAAGTTTCTAGCTTGTTCATTAATCTTAGGCATTAAAGTTAACCAGTTATTCTTCCATGACTCCATCATATCATAAGTAGGAGTTAAGGCTTTAGTTTTAGCTTGGCCTACATACCACATCCACTCTCTTTCTGCATATTCAAATACATCTCTAGCTATAATATTCTTTCTCCATAAAAGGAAGTCTAACTTCATTCTAATGTAAGATTGAACAGCTATTTTGTAACTAGTATCATCAGGTATAAGTGGATAACCTTCTTCATCTATAGGAAAGGCTTTATAAAACATAACTACACTAGCACCATCTTTAAAAGATGTGAAGATATAATTACCTCTTGTGCTATATGTAATATCTCTTAAAGAGTAAGGTAAGTTGTTTATTAATCCAGCTGAGATAGCGCTATCATAATTATTAAAAGTCATAATAGGATTGCCATTAACATCAAATCCTACTGGGTCTACTGGATTAACTAAAGGATAGTCATTTACATTATTAACACTAAAAGGGTTAGTAGTTGAAGTACTCTCACGCATAGGCAAGACTACACCACTAGTTGTTAGTGTCATAGTTTGTAATTGTGTGTGTAAATTACAAGGTATAAACCCTTTATGGTCTTCTATAGGGATTATAGCATAATCATTAATAAGATTATAAGGAACACCTATTAAATCACAGGCTTCAGCAGACCATTCAATCATACTACCAACCTCAAAGTCTTGAGTTTTGTATTGATTATCTCTAAGTACATTATTAACAACCTCTTTAACAGAGATGAGTTTACCGTTTAAAGCCATTTAGTATATATTATTAATCAGAATTTTTAAAAGTATAAAAATCTAAATTAGGGTTTTGACCCATTAATTTAGGAAGCTCTCTCTTAAACTCTCTAATAGGTATTAGTTTATAAAATTTCTTTTTGTACATTGTACAGTTATTCTTAATCCAAGCAATCTTAAAAGTGTAACCTTCTGTGTGATCGTTTAAATGAAATATAATCTTTTTAGCTAGTTTTGATTGCTCATCAGTAGCCCATAATTCTCTTGTAGCTCTGTAATTAACAGCTAATCTTGCTACTAGATTACCTTCCTCATCTAATTTAATCTTCTTTTTAAACTTACATATAGTTATTTTACCCATCTTACAAGGTAAAATATACTCTAAATTGTTTAAAATCATCTTCTCTCTAGCCTTTCTAAAGATAGCTAGTAATACAGCTCTATACTTTTTAGCTGAGATATTATAAGATAAGTTACTAACAGGAGTACCTAAAGGCAGTTCCTTAGTACTTATGTTATCTTTGTAATACTTATAGTAGTCACCGATAGCATAATCATTAGGATACTTACTTTTACCTCTCTCCTTAATACCTAGATCTGTATTACTTAAATTAGTTTTGGCTGTAATCATTCCTATTGTTATTAGTATTATCTGAAGGTGTTTGTGATTCTTGATTTAAGAATAGCTCTACAGTCATTTTAACTATTGTATTAACCATCCAATTTTTAACTGGAAATGGTGAATCATCTGTATAACAAGGTGTTCCACTACAGTCTTCAAAGTTATAAGCTTCTCTAGGGTCTTCAAATACTCCTTGAACATTGATAAATCTAAGTACTTGTAGTATATTAGTAGGAACTATAAGATACAGATAACCATTAGTATTCTGCATATAGTATCTAATTCTATCTTTAGTGTACTTGTTATTAAGTACAAAAGGAATTCTTTCATATTGAACTAAATCATATCCAGCTAACCCCTTGTTTATAGGCCCTACTCTAGTAAAGAGTTGAGAGTTGTGAAGCTCGATAGTACTAGGAATAGGTTTAACACTTCTTAGCAATGTACAACCTGCCTCAATAATACAAGATTCTCCAGCATCTACTTCCTCCAATTCTACACAACCTAGGTCTTGTATGATGTAAGGGTCAGCCGAGTAGCCTTTATTAGCATCCTGTTTAATAAGTTGAGATCTTAAATTAACTATAATCTGCTCTATCTGGTCTGTAGTAATAGTATCTGTTATTACAGACCTACCTCTAAGCTGATTAAGAATCAGATATGTTATATGATTTAATGATGTTGTTGTAGCCATTTTATAAAATAAAAAAAGGCTCCTACCTTAGTAAGAGCCTAGTAGGTTGATTAATAACAAACTTAATACGATTAAGCTGATTGTTCTTCTGTAACTTCTACTGAAGTGGTTAATTCTGTTGTTAAGATTTTAAAGGCATTATCAAAAATAGCCCTTTCTTCCCTAGTTAGTCTAAGAGATTCTAAACCTCTTATAATTAATTCTAATGATTGTTTTACTTCTTCTTTCATTTTAATATGGTTATAAGTATCTAATATATAGTATAAGAGAGGTATTTGAATACATCTAATTGTTATTAATTAAATAACTATTTATCCTTTCTATAATGCGCATAACCTAAAAAACCTGCTAATAAGCCTAATACAAGACTGAGTAACTTATAGAAGTTAGAGTTTTGTTTAGCTTTAGCTACTTCTAACACAAACTCCTTACTAGATTTTAAAGCTACTAAATCAGCATCAGGGCAAGGAACTTTAACCATAAAAGATATTGTGTCATGTTTTACAACAGTGTCAGCAGGTATCTTATATGTACCCTTACCAGTAGTCTTATTTATATTAGCACTAAAGTCTTTAGTTTTAATGTAAATAGTGTCATGCATAATAACTGGATCTGTAACAACACCATCTTTTTCAGCTACATAAATAGTGTCTACACTAAAGATAGTATCTATTTTAGCTACAGTTTTAAAGTACTCAGGATAGTTAGCTATTACATAGTTAGCAGATTCTTTCTGTCCAAACTTGTTAACAGCTTTAGAAAACTGTCTAGTAGCCCTTTTAGAGCTATTACAAGCACCTAAAGCTACAAGTGTTAGTAATATATATATTACAATTATAAGTCGTTTATATGAAGGTAGTTTCATGTTCTATTTTATTAGTTATGTTAGTCATTTCTCTGTCTTTTAAAAAGGATACCCATTCATTGGCTCCAGCTCCTAATGCTAGTATGATCAAAGCTAAGTAAGGATGATTTTGTTCTAGTATTACAGCTCCTCCTATTGTTCCAAATACAGCTTTAATTACTAAACCTAAAAGTTTAAATTTTTCGTAAGTAGTTAAGTTTTTATATCTCATATAATTTCTAAGTATATTTTCTCTTTACATCCTTTTAAGAGGCTAAATAATTTTTTATATTGAGCTACAGAATTACCAATAAAGTCAACCTTTTTAGTATTACCTACTAATATACAACCTTCTGTATCCTTAGAGTAATTACCCCAATGAATTCTAACTCCTTGGAAATTAGGTACATTAAGTAATAGTGGCATCATTTGTTTAAACCTATTGGAATAACTTATAATGACCTCATACTTACCAGCTGGTATAGCTGTAATATTTTGTATCTTTGTGTCCCTAACTTTATCTTCTAATGTAAAACAATGGAAGACATCATTGATGTATAATTTACCTATAGTAGAATCTTCTGTAAAATCTTCTCTTTTTAACTTTAAGTTCATTAGTCTTCTTTCTTTTTAAATTTATTTTTAACTCCTTTAATTATACTACATACAAATTTTATTGTAGCTATAGCACCTACACAGGTTGTAAAGAATTTAGCCGCTATTCCAAATATAAATGATACTGTTTGCATAAATGGATAATTTTCTATTGGTGTTATTATAAACAAACTAGAATGTTCTCCAAAATTTAGGAAACTAATTGTTCCAAGCATTACTATAAATTGCCCATAAATTCCAACGGATGTTAATCCAAAAAATTCTGCTGCTTTTTCTACAAATGCGTTTAATTCTTCTTGATAATAATGTATCATAATTTATTTAAATATTAAGGCAAGTATTAAAAATATAACACTTATGATTGCAAAGTTAATTCTTTTTTTGTAAGTACTAAATAATTTGTTTGTTAATTTTTTATTTTTATCTGTATTACCATCTGAAATAATGTCAGTTGATTTAAATCCTTCTATGTAAGTCTTAGGATTTAGTTTATTTCTAGTTTTAAACATATAGCCTAAATGGAATAATGGGTTTATTGTAGACAAGCTAATCCCTAAAAACAATGTAGCTATTGGATTTATACCAAATAAAGCTGCAATAACTATAAGTATAAATGGAGATGCTATAGCTACAGCTCCTACCATATGTATATACTTACCATCTTTTTGCATTAGTTCAATAGCTTTGTTTTCTTTTAAGATTTTTTTAAACCAGCTTTCTAACCAATAATGCCATATATAAGCATCTAGTATTCCTTTACTTGCTGACAGTATTATGTAAGCTATCCAGCTTAATATTATTAGAATAAGTGTTTCCATATTTACATTTAGTCATATTTTTAAACCTACTTCTTGATATTTGATTTGTCGTCTTTATGCAACTCGTCAGAATCAGTATCAAATATATTAAACAAAGCAATAATATACAATGCCTTATATCCCAATTTTTTAAAAGTTTCATATACTGATTTTTCTAAATGTTTACTAGCTAACCACGCACCTAATATTACTGCTATAATTAATCCAGCAATAAGAAATAATAAACTAGAGGTCATTATTTGTAACCTTTTCTAAGAAACATATAGCAAGCTACAGCTGTTCCTAATGTAATAGCATAGCCTAATAAAAATGGTAATTCAAATCCATTTGTTTTACTGTATTCTGCTAAAGACCCTGTAACAAATCCAGAGAAAAATAATACTGCTACTGCAAATTCTGATGTTTTACTTTTTGTTGTCATAAT